GGTAGAAGGCACGATTGAAGGCTATCCAATTGGCCGTGACAAGAAGATAGTGCCGCCCGATGAGGTGCAAAAACTTGCGGCATTGGGCTGTTCTAATCGAGATATTGCTAACTTCTTCGGTATTGAAGAAAGCAATGTCTCCCGTCATTTTGCCGCCTTTATTACAAAAGGGCGTGAGGAAGTAAAGATAGCCTTACGCCGTGCAATGCTGGACAATGCCTGCCGCAATCACTCTGCCGCAGTGCAAATATTCTTGGCTAAAAACTTGTTGGGTATGAGTGATGTTCCTGTCAACACAGAAGACAAGAAGCCCTTACCTTGGAACGATGAATAATATGACACTAAAAATTAAACAACACAACGGTGGATACCGTGTTCAATATTTTGAATTTGATCAAGAAGACCAGGAACATAGACTCTATTGGTTTCAAGACTTTGCTACACTAGAAGATATTGAATTGACACTTGGCACAGTCTAATGTCAGTACCGGTATTCATAGCAATTTGTTTTGGTGTTGGTTGCCTTTGTTTGTTGGCAATCGTTAAGGGCTGGTAATGCCCCTCAGCCTAGCACAAGACTCAGTAGCAAAAAATCCCGCACGATTCAGGGTGGTAGTTGCGGGTCGTCGCTTTGGTAAAACCCACCTTTCTATAAGAGAGTTATGCTACCACGCTAAGGATCCTGGGAAGGATGTATGGTATGTGGCACCTACCTACAAAATGGCACGACAAATTGTTTGGCGTAAGTTAAAGAACAAACTACAAGATCTCAACTGGGTGGCCAAGACTAATGAAACAGAACTTACTATTATTCTCATCAACGGTAGCACTATTGCTCTTAAGGGTGCTGACAATTATGATAGCCTGCGTGGCGTGGGTCTTGACTTTATTGTACTTGATGAGTTCGCGGACATCGACCCCGAAGCCTGGTACGAAACACTCCGTCCTACCTTGTCAGACAAAGCGGGCAAAGCACTCTTCATCGGCACGCCCAAAGGCATCGGCAATTGGGCTTATGAGATCTACCAGAACACACAGGATGACGCTGCCAACTGGCAATCATTCTCATACACTACACTAGACGGTGGGCAAGTCCCTGAAGAAGAAGTGCAACAGGCACGCAAGGATCTTGATGAACGCACCTTCCGTCAAGAGTATATGGCCACCTTTGAAACATTCTCAGGACGCATTTACTACTCATTTGATCGTGCAGCCAATGTGCGTAAATACGAAGGTAATACTCCTGATGTTCTCTATGTTGGAATGGACTTTAACATAGACCCAATGTCAGCAGTGGTTGCTACCAGACAAGGCGATACCTTACATATCATAGATGAAGTGAGGATCTTTAGTTCCAACACACAAGAAGTGATCACGGAACTGAAACAACGCTTCGGCAAAAGCAAACTTTGGGTCTACCCTGATCCTGCTGGCAATCAACGCAAGACCAGTGCCGGTGGCGTGACTGATGTCACCTTGTTGAGCAATGCTGGATTCGTTGTCAAAGCACCTAGACATCACACACCGGTCAGAGATCGCATCAATGCTGTCAACAGTCGTTTGTGTTCAAGCAGTGGTATAAGACACTTGATTATTGATCCTAAGTGTAAATATACAATAGAAGGTTTAGAAAGACAAACCTACAAAGAAGGTAGTAGCCAGCCTGACAAAGACAGTGGCTATGATCATATGAATGATGCATTGGGGTATATGGTTGATTACCTATTTCCAGTGCGAAAAGATATAGACCCAAGCCTGCTGATACCACAGCGTTGGGGACACCGTGTGGTATAACAAGGAACAATTATGAATGTCATAGAAACGCTATCAACAGAACTTAAGAAACTACTTACAGGCAATGAACTGTATCAGAACTATGATGAACAATGGCAGTATCTATTAGAAAGTTATGTTGGTGGTAAAGAATACAAAGAAGCAGGACACCTTACTCGCTATGTTCTAGAAACAGATGCAGAGTATTCAGCCAGACTTAGAACAACCCCATTAGAAAATCATTGTGCTTCTGTGATTAGTGTTTATAATTCATTCTTGTTCCGTGAAGAACCCAAGAGAGACTTTGACAACAATGGTATGACATTTGAACTAGAAATGTTCTTGCGTGATGCAGACTTTGATGGTCGCAGTCTCAATATGTTTATGAAGGATGTGGCTACCTGGGCCAGTGTATTTGGTCACGCTTGGATTATAGTAAGCAAGCCTAATGTTGGTGCAGTCACAGTTGCCGATGAACAAGCACAAGGCAGTCGCCCTTATGTGAGTCTACTGACACCATTGGCAATGTTAGACTGGCAGTATTCAAGACAGCCAAGTGGCAAAGTTGAACTAACCTACATCAGATACCTAGAAGAAACCACAGGCGAACTGACCACTGTAAAAGAATGGACAATGGATGAGATCCGCACTTCTACTATAAATGTTAGAACAGATCAAATGGTAGAAGAAATCGTAGAAGTCAACGGCCTAGGCAAGATACCAGCCGTGTGTGCCTACAATGGCAGAAGCATCATCCGTGGCTTTGGTGTTAGTGATATCACTGACATCGCTGATGCACAGAAGTTTATCTACAATGCCACTTCAGAAGTTGAACAGACAATCAGAATGGACAGTCATCCCAGCCTAGTTAAGACACCTGAGACTCAGGCAGGCATTGGTGCTGGTTCATTAATTCATATGCCAGAGAACTTGGATCCAGGCTTGAAGCCATACCTATTAGAGTTTGGTGGTGCTTCAGTGGATTCAATCTACAAAGCCATACAGCACTCAATAGACAGCATAGACAAGATGGCCAACACTGGTGCCGTTCGTGCTACTGAATCAAGAACAATGAGCGGTGTGGCAATGGAGACAGAGTTTCAATTGCTCAACGCCCGCCTGTCAGAGAAAGCCGACAATCTAGAATTAGCAGAAGAACAGATGTTTCAATTCTGGTTTGAGTATATGGGACAGCAATGGATGGGTGAAATTGAATACCCAGGGTCATTCAACATTCGCGACACAGGCAGTGAGATCAATCAATTAGCCACTGCCAAGAACACAGCAACGGATCCTATTGTTATCCGCAAGATTGATGAGCATATCTTAGAGTGGATGGGTGAAGAAAAAGAACTTCTTACTTACCAAGACATCAATCCAATCCCAGGCAGAACATACCCAGACGGTGAAGCAATCCCTGAGAGCCTTCCGCCTGCTTATGTAGATGCATCAGACCCAATGGTGCCAGAAGGACAGAACTGTGATAACTGTCAATACTACAAATCATCTGAAGGCTACTGTATCAAGTTTGATGCCAATGTGCGTCCACTGTTCTGGTGTGCCAAGTGGGAACCAGTAGAAGAATAATCTTGAATGGAAAAAATAAAATACAAAGATATCCCTGCTGTTAGAAATTATCTACTAGAACAGCAGGCTCATCGATGTGCATTGTGTGATGATATAATTGAAGAAGGTAAGGCAGTATTGGACCACGATCATAGATCTGGAATAATAAGAAGAGTTCTACACCGAGGCTGTAATTCAATGTTAGGCAAGATAGAAAACAATATGGCTCGCAGTGAAGTAGATTTATTTCGCTTGATGAAGATAGCAGACACAGTGGCAGACTACATTAGCAACACCACTACAAATTGGATTCATCCAACATATAAAACCAAGGAGGAGCGAGCGATGGCAACTAAAATGAAACGAACAATGGGCAGAGGCCGTGGACGAGGCAAGAAGCCACCAAAGCGTTAATTGGCTAGAATACTTTGAGAGCATTCAAAAAGAATGCCCTTGGAGTCTTCGTGCATATAAAGCGGGTGCCATTAGCATAGAGCATTGGCACGACACAGATACACTAGAGCCCTTGGGCCAGTACCAGGCTAGGATGTATATTCTAGATTTGCCAGACAACATAGTTGAGGCAATGGCAGAAGAATTAGATTGCAATGATCAAGAATGTGAATGGTTGTTTTCTTATCCAGGCTATGGAGAGTTTGCGACACCAGTCAAGGTTCTGATCCAACAGAATAGAAAGCAGTTAAACGACTTAAGAAGTCGTTTATCAGAGTGATTATTAATCATTCATATAAATAAACATATCAAACACTCTAAAGGAGGCGATGTCACAATGTCAGAAAATACATTGGCTACAAACGAATACAACGACGCAACTGATGCGGCAATCCCACAAGATGGAAATCAGGCACAAGCGACTAAAACTTACAGTCAGGAAGAAGTAGATAATATGATGGCCCGAATGAAAGGGTCTATTCAAAAGAAACTACTAAAGCCTTACGAAGACTTAGGAGACCCAGAAGAACTACGACAGTTGAAAGCAGAAGCAGACAAGCGTCAGCAAGAACAACAATTGAAGCGTGGTGAATTTGAGAAAACCCTACAAGAATTAGCCGCAAAAAAGGATGCTGAAATCTCCAAAAGAGATGCAGTCATCAAGGAATATAAGATTAATACGCCACTTATCTCAGCGGCAGCAAAATACAATGCTGTCAATGCAGAACAAGTTAAGGCACTATTATCGTCTAATATTCGTCTTGGTGACAGCGGTGATGTTGAAGTGGTGGATAGCAAGGGCTCAGTTCGTTATTCGGACAAAGGTGAACCCATAGGCGTTGATGATTTAGTCAAAGAATTCTTAGACACAAATCCTCATTTTAAGTTAGCG